TGGTGATAAGCGATACGCTGGTAGAAAAATAGCTTTCTGGATCGCCATAAATCATAAACGTGCCTGATGCAGGCGCAGTCACTATGCCGTTAATCGTCACAACGACACTGATCTTTGATATTTGATTAGCAGGCAAAATAGATGAGACTGCATTGGCGAATGTTTCTTGGATGTCAAATACGTTGATCGGTTGACCAACGACAATCGAATTGATGTAGTCTGTGATTGGCTGTGCGGCCAATTGAGTAACTGCTGCAGGTGATACCAAGTTGGTAGAAATTGTGTTCCAAGTCACCGACACTGCAACGGTTTCAACTGGAGGATTCACAAAAATAATGCTGTAAGTGTTTGGATAATCATTGACCGACACTGTGACATTACGCAAATTGGGTGTGACAACGCCGCCGCTGACGTATGTGGCATAAGATGTAGTGTTTACCCCAATACTAAAAGTAGTATTGCTCAACACTGTGATCGTGTACGTGCCGTTGTACGCTGAAGGGTTGACGCCCGCAATTGTCACGACTTGGCCAGTAGAATACCCATGATTCAAGTTAGTTGTGACCACGCCGGGGTTGGCCTTTGTGATCCCCGTCACGGACAAAGTAGAACCTGTCAATACGGAAATATCAGGAATGCCTTGAAAAATGGCGTTCGCAACTTGATAGGGATCGCCGCCACCGCAGATGATCTCCCATTGCCCAACAGCGGGGTTCAAGATAGAGATCAGCCGCGCTTGTACGCCGCTGACCTGTTGCAGCAATGTTTTTAGAAAAGTAGGTGCACCTTGTGCTGAAGCAAGACCTGCTTGAATCACTTGTGCTTGATAGCTTTGTAAAGACTGCGCGGCGGCGCCGGGTACCCCCGCTGTTGAGTTGGTGCACGTGATGGTGTAACCGGAAGGGATTGAAGTGATCAACTGAGTCACTGTACCTGCAGGAACCGCCCAAGAACCGCTGGTATTGGCCAAACAATACAGTGCAGCGCTGACGCCAGCTGCATTGATGATGCCTCCGTCTTGCACTGTATATTGGTAGTTACCATCAGATACGATAAAACCTGCAGGAATAACAAAGCCGGGGTTTCCTGTAAAAGTTACATAAACGGAAGTGTTTGATCCAACACCTTGCGCCACTCCATAAACTTCGCCCAATTGATACAACATGATCGAGTTGGCAGTGTAAGGGCTGATGGAGTTGACTAAATCAACGAAAGCTTGATCTTGCACCACCAAAGCGCCGGCCGCTGTGGAGGCCATGTCTTCGACCAAAGAGCCGGGCAAGTTGGCAGTCAATCCCGGCGACAAGGTTGTCGCCAGCGCAATTTCTTCGTTTAACAAGTCCGTGGGGGTTGCCGGAATTGCGCCTGCGGATGTGATTGATGCCATTTTCTATCCTATGTCGCTACACTGGTTTGAAGGGTCGTCCCGTTTTTGAAAACCGCATTGATTATATAGGTGGGATCCGTTTGCGTTGGATCTTTATACACCGTCAAGCTTGCAAAATATGGTGCGTATTGTTGCTGTGTTCTATTGACTGCGGCATTGGGCGCTACCTGAGTCATCACTGAAGTGTGCGCAGGTATGCCGTAATTTGCGTAGAAAGGGCTTTCGCCTTGATTCAAACGCAAAGTTTGGGCGAGCGTGGCCAACCAGACATAGCTTGTATTGGTAATCTCTACCCATTGCCCGTCTTGATTTTTTCCATAGGTTCTCAATTGGGTGCTCCTGTGTTACCAGTTCCGGCAGTGACCCCGCTGTGGGTGTGTGTGCTGCCGACGTTCTTGCCATTGTTGGTCAAAGTGCCCGTCGAAGATATGTTTCCGTTCACAGTTAAATTGCCTGTGATTGTAATTCCTGATGTTGTCAAAACCAATTTAACGCTTTGATCTGGAATAGTTATTTCTACACCTTGAGGGCCATATAGCACTAAATAGTTACCATTTACTGTGAACCATGTTTTGTTACCAATAGGCATGAACACCAACCCACCCAAATTGGAAGGTTGATCTAATGGCGCCGGAATATTGGCAGTTTCAGATATTTCACCTGTGATACCGCCCAACCGAGTATTTGCCGCAAGGCAGATTCCCTTGTCGCCAACTTGGATCGGCAAGCGCGTGTATTGGCTTTGCGCGATCGGTATTGTCACAGGAGGAAGTGTCAGATCATCAGCCAATATCTCAAAATTGACCGTGACAAAATTACCTTCTACAGCTGTAACAGAGCAGGGCAATATCTTGCCCAAGATGTCGTTGTAATCTTGTATTTTCTTTTCCGTAAACCTGTTCAGGCTGACGGCTAAAGGAATTTTTTGTGAGTTGCTCATACCAATGGCGTCCCCGGAATAACAGCGTCAACGATGGTGCACCAACTGTAACCGTTTGGTTGACGGCTAGACCCTACGTGCCGCACGGAGGTAATGATGAACTTGCCTTGGAACGATATGTTGTTCCTGAATTGCGACCCATTATTTACCACGTTCAATACGGGCGATCCTTTCGGAAACACAATGTAGTCGCCGACGTTTAGGTCATAGCGCATGATCAACTTCGCATTGATCGTAGCAAAGTCTTTCCACGTCAAATTGCCCACCATATCCGTGAAATCAATGTTGTTGGTTTTCACCGATGTGCTCGTGCCGTCAAAAAGCAAAAAGCCGCTTGAAGTGCTAGAAATTTGAGCACCAAAATAGGTTGGGTCTTTGATGACCTGACGACTCAGTTTATTAATGGCGTTTGAAAATGAAAGCAAATCTGAATATTGGCCAGCCGCATTTTGCGGATAAACCAAATTTTTAGAAAACTGACCGTTTATCGGCACATCTTTGTAAGCGTTATTTAACGTCGCTTTTACCGCATCGGTAAGCGTCGCGCCTTTTTGCCAATTGAATGACAAATTGACGTTTTGATTTGGGTCGTAATTGGCGGGGGCAATCACCAAATTCAAACTTACATCATTTCCCAACCAATTCCCAAAACATTGCAAGATGGTGCCGTCAATTATCAATCCTGCTTGTTTGGGATTGGCGTAAGGCAAGCCTTTGCTCATGCCGACATACACCTGAATCTTTGCAAAATTGAAGTTCGCAGATTGATTTAATTGTGAAAAGTCAACGCCTCTGATAGTTATGAAACCATTTTGAGCTGGCTGGTTGTACCATGTTTGAAACACATCGATGTCTACAGATAAAGCCGCGCCGTTGTCCGTACCGTTTCTGTTGATGGATGAGTAAACCACCGGAGTAAATGAAACTTTACTCACTGAACTTGGGCTGATCTTTATCTGGTAGTAACGCATTACGGCGCGATCTCAAAAGAGTTGCTGCTGACGCGGTACAACAGCGTTGACGCCTGAAAATACCCAAACAACAGGTTGATGTCATACTCATCCGGCGATCCAACAATCGGACGGATCATAATCAAGTTGCCACTTGTATCGTAGATACTGATATAGAAACGTGCTGCATAACTGCTGTATGTACAGATGGCCACATAGGTTGTTCCATCCAACACAGGGTTGAACTGAAAATTAGCCGTCGCGGTTTGATTGAATGGGATGATGGTCATGGTCAGCCTTTACTCATACCAATCGTTTACTTGTGTTGGCGGCGTGTCGTTCCAAGTCAAATTGCTGGGCGTAGGCAGACCGTTTTGAAACTTGTTCATCAAATTACCCAGCACTTGTTGCGCTCCTGCTGCGGTAATCAAAGGTTGCGTAAAGTCCCACTGAAACATGTACTGCACTTGTTTATCGGCAGTGGGCGTCACATCTCTCAAACTTGTCAACAAACAGTTTGTGTAAGTAAACGCTGGGGTAACAACCGTAAAGCTACCGCCTGACAAGATGTGCGTATCCAAGGCCAATTTTAACGCCGTCAATACAGCTTGTTTGAATATGTAGCCACCGTTGTTTTGCGCGGGGCAAATCATCAACATGCTAATGTCGAGGGGCTGCTGCACTTGCGCGTTAGCCGCCATCTGCATTGTTGAAAAAGGATATTCAGCGACCGACCATTTACTCAATGTTCCGCCTGATAGCGGTTTGTATTTCGCAAATAGCTGACCATTCGTAATGCCGGGAACATCAAACACTTCAGTGATCAATGTTATGGGCAGCACTTGCAAAGGTAAATTTTGAGCAATGCCGCCCTGCAAGATGATGGGTGAATCTTCATATGTGGCCGAAAATACGGTCTGTGAAAGAGAAGTCATCGACTAGCTCCGGGCATTGCGTTGGTGGTGACAGTCAAATCGCTGCCTGCTTGAGTATTCACAGTTATGTTAATACCGTTTGCGATCGACAATCTTCTATTGGTTTCTGATTCATAGCTGCCTGATTGTGTTCGTGGGTCGTATGGGCGTTCATAGCTCATATTAGCTTCAACACCAGCTTTGCGGTTTGTAGCGCGGCGCAAAGCATCTCCTGCAGCTTTCTCGTTATGTTCCAGTTCCCAGAACATAAAGTCTGCCTGCTCGTAAAACGAACTACCTTTGAATGTATCTCCACTCAAGCGCTCATACGCTTTACGTCTGTTGATGTCCCACTGGGCAATTCCAATGTGGCCTTTATTTTCTACGTTCGGATCAAACGTGGCGTTTTCACCTTGCAAACCACCTACAAAACCTATGGCGGCTTCACGGTTGTACCCGCGCGCAACAAACATGTCAATCAACTGTGCGCGTCGATCTTTTTCGTTTTGCGTAGTGGATGAACTTTTATTAAGTTTTCCTTCGGCAGATCGCCCTTCAGATTCCGCTTTCTCATCAGCTATGCGACGTTTTTGATCATTGGTCAGATGAATCAGACCTAGATAATCTGCTGCCTCAACAATTTTTATGGACAGGTTTTTTAACAATTCGCCCAATCGTGCTGCGTCTTCTTTGAATTGATCACTTGCAAGGTATTGACCAAACGCATCCACAAATTTCAAAATGAGATCCGTCACCTTTGTCGAAAACTCTTCCAACTTAGGTGCCAGAGCAACCAGCTTATCAATCAAAGCAGTTTCAAGTCTATGGCCAGATTCTTGCAATTTGAACCAGAAGTCTTGCCATGCGCGGTTTTTCTGATCATCTACTTCAAGAGATTTTTGTGCCTTCTTGTAAGACTCAATTGTTTTCTCAAGCTCTTCTTTGCTAATGGATGACAAACGGCGCAGTTCTTCCATTGAAAACACATCGGTCAAGTGCATTGTCTTAGCCCATTGCTCAGTACCGCCACCTTGCTTGAAAAGCTCTACCGACTTCCTAATCAAATTTGGCAGATTCTCGGCTGCATTCGCATTTTGTTGATACCCCATGTTGGCCAAGAATGGCCGACGCGATAGATCGGCCTGCATATTGGCTACGTTAGCAAGCGTAGATTCTGGCGTTATGAAACGGCCAAAAGTAACATTTGCTGCTCTCAATTGCCCGGTACTAACACCCAGCCCTTGCGCCGTGCGGCGGTAATCGCTGGCGGATGCAGCAAGGCTACCAAAGCCAAACCCGCCACCAAGCGCGCCCAATGAAAGCCATTTACCAATTGACACGACGCTAGACGCCAAATTTTTAGCGATCGCGCCTGTTTGGACGGCGGCTTCTTTGAGCGAACCGACGCCCTCTTTTAAAGTCTTGTTGAATTCTTTTTGCTTTTTGGTAATCTCGCCGATGCTCTTATCGACCTTATTCCAATCAGCAGGTAACTTTTTTAGCGCGTTCTGAAATTTCTCAAACTCTTTTTGAAAAGCTTGAAATTTCTCGTCAAGGACATCAATCTCAATAACACTCTTTGCATTAGCCATTTTTCACCTTTTGGTCAAAATATCGTTTTGTTATTGATTGCCTTGATCAAATGCCTTTGACGGTACTCTTGCACATCTGTCCACTTA